ATCATGGGCAACCGCTACAACGGGGTCGGCCAGCAGAACGGCGGCGGCGGCGTCAGCATCATCGGCGGCACGCTGCTGAACTGCACGGTCGTGGGTAACCAGACAACCCAGCCGACGGAGCCCGGCGGTGGGATTTCGATGCGGCCCGGGAGGGTGACTTGGCAAAGGTTAGGGCGCTCCTCAAAGACAACCCGAGCCTGGTTTTCAGCAAGGACGCTATCGGCAATACGCCTTTGCACTGGGCAGCCGTCAAAGGTCACAAGGATGTGGCCGAACTGTTAATTGCCCATAAGGCGAGTTACAGCATCTATGACATGGCCGAAATTGGCGACTTGGAAAAGGTGCAGGCGTTGCTCAAAGACAACCCGTTCGCCGATCCGTCGTATCTCGAAAACCTCAAAGGCCTCGATCTACAGACGCAGGAACGATTGCTATATGGAAATTGGGAGTACGACGACGACCCCGCCGCGCTCATGCGATACGACGCCATTCAAGATATTTTCTCGAACATCATCGCCGTACCACGCGACGCATCCGGCAAGGTGGCGTCATCCGACAAATACATCATTTGCGACGTCGCCCGTTTCGGTTCGGATCGTACGACGATCTCGTATTGGGAGGGGCTATCGTGCCGACGCATTGCGATCTATACGAAATTGCCGACTGTACCCGATCCGCATGATCCCCGGAAAGCATCGGTGGCGGGCAAACTGATCGAATGGCGTACGCATTACGGTGTGCCTCTCTCGCACGTTTTGGTGGACGAGGACGGCGTAGGTGGTGGCGTGGTGGATTACCTGCATTGCAAGGGCTTCATGGGCGGTCGTAAGGCATTCCCGATGCCCCTCAATCGCAAAGTGCCGCAGAACTTCGTCAATCTACGTGCGCAATGTTCGTACAAATTGGCCGAATATATCAATGGCCGAAAGATCAGCGTGCCGATCGAGAATGCCGATTTGCGCGACGGGTTGGTGGCCGAACTCGAACAGATCAAGGCAAAGGATCACGACCGCGACGGCAAACTGCTCGTCGTGCCGAAAGAGGAAATCAAAGAAAAGATCGGACGTTCACCCGACCTCGCCGACAATCTCATGATGCGCATGTGGTTCGAGTTTGCGGCGAAACCGGCGGTGTATGCGGTATCAGCACCGGTCATCAAACCGATTGCACCCGTCGATCCGGCGTTGCCTCGTCCACTCACACCGTTTGAACGTGGTCAATAAGTGCTATCATTGAAATATGGCGAAACAATCGTGGCTCTCGAAAACGGCATCGGACATCATCAAGGCGGCGACCGGCGGTTCGTCCCCTTTCATCGCATCCGTTGCCTCACGTTTCAATCTACTTTCCGGCGGGGGAATGAACCGCGACTTTTTGAACGAATACCGCAACTGGCCGTTCGCATGTGTGCAAGCGCGATCGGAGGAAGTGGGCAACATCCAGCTCGAACTTTATTCGAACGGTGAACTGGTGGAAAATCACGAAGTCCTCGACCTGCTCAACAAACCGAACCCGTACATGACGAAGCACGACCTGATCATGGCGCATCAGGCCTTTCTCGATTTGGAGGGCAATTCATTCTGGTATCTCGCCCGTGGAAATAACGGCAAGGGTGCGGTCGCAGAAATCTATTTGCTTCGCCCGGATCGCATGTCGCTCGTACCGTCAAAGACGAACCCGCTTGCCGTCGAGGGATATGTATTCACGCAACCGGACGGCGCACGCATACCGTTCAAGCCGGAGGAGATTTTGCATTTCAAGAACTTCAACCCGAACGGGTATCATCCTTTCCCGCACCGTGGTATCGGCATCGTCGAGGCGGCAATGTGGGCGATCAATACCGACAATCAGGCACGCGATTGGAACTTCAACTTTTTCAGGAACAGCGCAAAGCCCGACGGCATTCTCACCGCACCCGGCGACGGCTCTATCGATCAGGACGAATTGACCCGCATCCGCGCCGAGTGGGAAGCGACATATCAGGGATCATCGAACGCATCAAAGGTTGCGATCCTCGGGGGTGGCCTCACGTGGACGGAAATCAGCCGGTCGCAAAAGGATATGGATTTCGTCAATCAGCGCACATTCTCGCGCGATGAAATCCTTGCGCTTTTCCGCACACCGAAATCAATCATCGGCATCACCGACGACGTGAACCGCGCGAATGCGGATGCGGCGATCTACGTGTTCGCATTGCGTACGATCAAGCCCCTCATGCAAACGCTCGTCGATCACCTCACTGAAATGCTTTTGCCGGAATACGCCGACGGCCTTGTGTTCGATTTCAAGTCCCCCGTATCCGAGGATCGCAAGGAAAGCATCGACGAATACACCGCATCGATCGCAGGCGGGTGGCGTTCACCGAACGAGGTGCGCGAAATCGAGGGGCTTGCACCAGTATCAGGTGGCGACGGTTTGTTCATGCCGATCAATATGGTTCCTATTGGTATGACCGAGCCGGTAAAATCCGCACCGAAACCCGCCGCAGTAAAGAGCAAAGCAAAAGGCGCAAAGGCCGTCGCAAAGACCGCGAAGAAGCGCACGAAGTCGATTGCTGAAAAGGCCGTCGATGATTTGCTGAAACGCAAAGCCACGAAAGGCGCATTGCCCGGAAGCGAAAAGACGTACACCGTACCCGAGGGGACTGTGAAAGGACAGATCACGACGACCGCAAAGGCGGCATATATCGAGATTTGGAAAGGCAACATCCACGTACAGCTTGAACCGCTTGAAAAGGCCGTACGCAAGTATTTTGATACGCAGGAAAAAGAGGTATTGGCGAACGTGCGTCATCAAATGAAGCGCAAGACCGTCGAGCAGTTGCAGGCAAAGGCCATGACGGATTTCCTATTCGACGAGGACAATGCGGTTGCGGCCGGTGTGTCATTCATCACCCCGTTCATCGCGCAATACATCAAGACGTCCGGCACGAATGCGGGCAACCTGATCGGCACGACGTTCAATCCCGAAACGACGGTGCTTCAATCGTTCGTGGCGAACCGTGCGAAGTACTTTGCGAAGTCGATCAATGATACGACCCGCGAAAGTTTGCTCACGTCGATCAAAGACGGATTGGATAATGGCGAAGCATTGGCCGACATCGAACAGCGCGTTGCCGGTGTGTATGACATCGCAACCGGCGCACGTACGCAGTTGATCGCACGTACAGAGATCAGCGCGGCGTCAAACGAGGGTGCAAAATCTGCGTATCAGCAGGCCGGTGTGGATCAATGGGAGTGGGCAGTCGTCTCACCGGAGGATGCAGATTGCCTCGAGAATGACGGTGCAGTCGTGAAGATCGGTTCGGAGTTCCCGTCGGGAGCAACGCAACCGCCTGACCCGCATCCGAATTGCGAGTGTACGACAATCCCCGTTTTCAATGACTAATGCCTTGCACTATTTTTCATCGGTAGTGCTACACTAGAGATATGGAAAAGCGATACATCAAAGCCCTGATCGAGAAAGCGACCGATAGCGGTTTCTCATTCATCGCTTCAACGGCCGCAGTTGATCGCCAAGGCGACAGCGTTGCGCAGTCCGGTTGGGAACTCGCAAACTACATGCTCAATCCGGTCATGCTATGGGCGCATGATTACAGCGCGATGCCGGTTGCACGCGCAATCGATATTTCCGTCGATCCTACAAAGGGATTGGTGGGCAAGGCAGAGTTCGCACCGGCCGAGGGCAACCCGTTCGCCGCACAGTTGAAAATCATGGTCGAAGAGGGGTTTGTATCCGCACTTTCCGTCGGCTTCATCCCGAAAGAGCGACAGGGCAACGTGATCACCCGATCCGAATTGCTTGAAATCTCATTCGTACCCGTCCCTGCAAATCAGGAGGCATTGATGCTTGCGGCAAAGTCCCTCAAAACCCACGGTTTCGCCGAGGACGTCGTATCGAAGTTCATCACCGCCATGAAAGAGGGCGAAGAACAGACCGCCGAGGTGGTCGCTGATGCACCCGTCGAGGAAGTCGTACCGGCCGAGGAAGTTGCACCCGCAGAAGTGGTCGCAGAGACGACCGAGGAAAAGGGCGCAGTCGCCGACGAGATCGCGGCCGATGAAGTCATCGAACAGAAGTGGGAAAACATGGATGCGCTATGGGAGATCATGGGCGCATTTTGCGACGTTTACATGGACGAGAATACGCCGGTCGAGGCATTTGCCGACCTGCTCAAAGAGGTTGCAGACCTCATTTCACAACTCGCCGATCAAGGCACGGGCATGGACGATGACGATCAGGCGAAAGCACTTCGCGCATTGATCGCAAAGTCGTTCGGCATTGACGCGCAAAAGGGTATTGCTATGATTGAAAGCAAGATCGGTTCACGTTCGGTTGCAGGTAAAGCGGTGTTTGCAGGATCGGAAACGACTTCAAGCAAAGACGGCGAAATCGCAACAGAGGACGAACCTACTCCAAGCGAAGAAACGACTACGGGCGAAGAGGAAAGCGAGGGCATGACAGAAGTACGCGCAATGCTCATCACACGGGGCATCCTACGTGAAGCAACGGCAGGTGATCAGGGCGTTCTATCTATCCTCAATCGCCACCTCGAAGCACGCGGTCAAAAATAAGGCTCAATTATTCGTTCGCTTTATTGGTAAATTACTATTTGCTATGAGTAAAGAAATGGTGCAAATCGAGAAGTCGGAACTCGTCGATCTCATGAACGAGGTCGGTGCAAAGGCGGCAACCGAAGCCGTAGAGAAGTACGCCAAGGACAACGGCCTCGACGTGGCCGGTGTGAAGTTCATGGCGGGTGCAAAGAGCGCGGAGGCCTACGCCGCACTCGACGCGAAGCAGAAGGCTTCCGAGTTCATCAAGGCCGTATATCGTAAGGACGGCAACGCCCTCACGGCATACAAGGCAATGACAGAAGGCACCGGATCAGCCGGCGGTTTCGTCGTTCCTGAAGAGTGGGCAACCGAGGTGTACCGCGTTGTGGAGGACTTCGGCCTCATTGCAAAGCTCGCAACGAGCTTCCCGATGAACAGCGACACGCTCAACGTGCCTCGCCTTTCGGCATCGGTTTCTGTTTACTGGCCGGGTGAAGCGACTGCGGGGACTGGTTCACAGCCTACCCTCGAGCAGGTTCAGCTTCTCGCAAAGACAGTAGTCGGCATCACCCCGATGTCGAACGAACTCCTTGCGGATGCGAACGTGTCCGTTGTCAATCTTCTTACGACCCTCTTCGCGGAGGCAATCGCAGGCGAGATCGACAATCAGGGCTTCGCAGGCTCGGGTGCGCCGTTCACTGGTATTCTCAACGATACCGGCGTGACTGTTTTCCAGCCGTCAAACGGCGGTGGTTTCAGCACCTTCACCGGTGCGGCAACCCCGGACAATGCACGTACGCTTCAGTCGAAAGTGAAGCCGTGGGCATTGCAGGGCGCGGTGTACGTTATGCACCGCACCGTTTGGGCGCTGTTCCAGCAGGCAAAGGCGTCATCCTCGGGTGACTACTTCCTCGGGACTTACAATCCCGTGATGACCGGCAACACGCAGGCAAACGGCGTGCAGGGCTTCCCTCTCGGTGTAGCGGGTACACTGTGGGGCTATCCAGTGCTTCTTTCCGACAAGATGCCTACTTCGACGGCCGTTTCGACGAAGTTCGTGATCTTCGGCAACCTTGCTCACATGTTCCTCGGAAAGCGTCAGGAACTCGCAGTCGCAATCTCGCAAGAGGGCGTCGTCGGCGGTGTTTCGATGTTCGAGACGAACATGAGCGCGGTACGCGTTGTATCTCGCCTCGCGGTTGCAGTCGGACTTCCGACCGCATTCGCTGTGCTGAAGACCGCCGCATCCTAAGCGACAGTCGCCGTCTTTTTGCCGGTTCGCTCTCGCCCTTTATGGGGCGGGCGACGAGCCGGAAAAGAGATCGGTTTTATTCACCACTCACTTCATCGCTATGCAAATTGCACCAAGCATCAAGGTTTACTCGATCTATCCTGCACTTCTCAATGCCGCCGCTACGGTGTCCGGCACGGGACTGCAAGTGACGCCGGGTGAAAATCCTGATTTCGATGCGGCCGTGATCGTGAACGTCGGTGCGGCAACCGGTACGCCGGACAGCTACACCGCGACGATCACGATCGAAGAGTGCGCAACCGTAGGCGGTTCGTACACCACGAACAAAGCCCTCACCGTCATCACGGCGGCCGGTAGCGTACACACCGCGATCCGTGTCAATCCGGCAAAGCCATTCATTCGCGCAACGGCCGTCATTGCGTTCGTGAACGGTACTTCACCGAAGTTGCCGATCGCAGTCGATCTTCTCGTCAAACAGACGGTCGCCTCGGACAGCAACGCAACGGCGGCGTAAGCCACGTTTCGAACGATCAAACCGCCTTTCGGGGCGGTTTTTTCGTGGGTGGATAACGCGATGTTCACCATGTATGCGTGGTATGCTGTAGGCAACGGTGAAAGCCGGATTATTCGTACCTAACAAGTTTTTGACATGTCAAAGAAACTAATAGGCGCACGTTCGATTGGCGACACGGACTACATCAAGGATCAGGTGATCACTGATGAAGAGTTTGAGGCATCCGGCCTCGAAGCATCCGACGTCATCGACACGGGCGAAGTTGCAACGGCGAAAGTCGAAGCAGAAACCCCTGCCGCACCTGCTGATGCGGATGCCGTAGTCGATGCGCAAGCACCGACCGACGAGCAAAAAAATGAGCAGGAGCAGTCAGCACCCGTTGCTGAAGCAACTGGTGATCAGGGCGGGGCTTCTGCTGATGAAAGCACTACCGGCGAAACGGTAGAGCATACATTGACCGAGCAAGATTTCGTCGATCATCCTGAACTCGCTGATGCGGGTCATAAGGTCGGCGACGTTGTGAACGTACCGAAGCCCGCCTCTACGGAGGAAGCACCGGCCGCGTAAGCTCGCCCGTCCTGAAAGAAACCGCCCCGGCTCACGTCGGGGCGTTTTCTTTTCCCCTTGTGCTATTATTTAGATATGGCTTCCGTTGCATACGCAATCACCACGACCGCAAAAGTAAAGGCTCTATTGAACCTCACGAGTACCGACGCCGCCCGCGATGCGGTGATCGACACAATGGTTTCGGCCGTCACTGATTTCATCGAGGGATATTGTGGGGGGCGTCGCTTCATGGCGACCGATTACGTCGAGGTGAAAGATACGACCGCAAGCAAAATGATCTTCATGACGCAACGGCCGGTGCGAACTCTCACGTCGGTCGAACTTCGATCCGGCACGCCGTCATCCCCCACGTGGACGACGTACAGCGCAGACGCGTATTTGAAGTACCTTGCGGCCGGATACATTCGATTTTTTGGTACGATGTGGCCTTTCCCGCAGGCATTCCGCATGACGTACAACGCCGGATATTTGATTGATTTCGCACACGAAACCGATCCGGCATTGCACACCCTGCCGTTCGATCTCACGCAGGTCGCAACCGAGATCGTCGCCCGCAAGTTCAATACCCGCTTTTCGGCCGGTATCAAATCCGAAAGCACCGAGGGGCAATCGATCACGTACGCGTCATCGACCGATCTCGCGGATGATCACAAAACGGTACTCGGTCGCTACCTGCAAACTCGCATCGCCGTATAAAAATATGTATGCAGACATTCACGCAACAGCACAGCATCACGGCAATCAATCGGCTCACCTATTCGGGGTCGCCTAAAAAGGGTACACGCGCCGCGACCGGCACAACGGCCACGGGATATTTGCGCCCGCTTTCGGAGGATCAGGCGGCACAAAACGGGATGCAATGGGGGGTCGGTCATACGCTGATCACCGAAGTCGGCGTGGATATTCAGGTCGGGGATGTCCTTACGATCGACGGGGGAACGTACACCGTGCGCGGATTTGCTGATCACAGTCGCGGCGGGGCAACCGGATACGCGAAGTATCTTTTGATCAAAGGCGAGGCATGATAAGCGTACAGGTGTCCGGCATCGACCGGCTCATCAAGATCGCAAACTCGTATCCCGAGGTTTCGGAAAAGCACGTCAATACCGCGATCCGAAAGGTACTCACCCGCATATTGGGATCGGAAAAGCGCGAAGCACCGTTCGGGGTATCCGGCATTTTGCGCGATAACTGGTCGATCAATGTCGGTCGGTTCACCGGTACTCTCGAAAGCCTCGCGCCGTATGCCGTTTTCGTACATGAGGGAACCGCCCCACACTTCCCGCCCCTCGACGCAATCGCACCGTGGGCGATCAAACACGGCATCCCGCCGTTCGTATTGGCGCGATCTATTGCGAAGAAAGGCACAAAGGCGAACCCGTTTTTGAAGCGTGCCGTCGATGCGGAGGACGGGCATATCGAAAGCGATTTCCTGCAAGCATTGGAGGCGACGCTATCCGAACTCGCGCAATCCGGTGATACACTATAGGCATGGCTACCTACGATCCCGCCGCCGTCCGATCCGCATTGAAAACGATCCTTTCCGCGATCAGTTCGATTGCGAATGTGTACGACTACCAGAACCCCACGATTTCGGGATACCCCGCGATCATTTTCGAACTCACGAACGAGGACGGTTCGATGCTCGACGACATCACGAATATGCGCGTCCTCACGTTCGACGTTTGGGTGGCGTGTGAAATCCCCGTGGACGGGATCGCGGATGCGACCGCCTTGCTCGATAGCGCGACGAAAGACGTCATCAATGCCCTCGAACTAAAGACAAATCAAACCCTTTCCGGGGCGTGCGATTGGATGATGCCGGTGATCGGGAAGCGCGAACAGGTCGGATCAGCCGAGGGCAATTTCCTCTATCAGCAGTTGCAGGTGCGGGTGAACATTGCATCGTCGATTTCGTAGTATACTGAAATTATGGAAACAGGATCAGCCGACAAAATGATGCGGGCAAAGGATGCGGAAACAAAAGAGATCGCACCTGCCTTGACCGAGTACTTCTACCCGGCGGGTTGCATCACGATCAAGGCCGCATCACAGGCCGATGCCGATACGCAGTTCGAAGCCCTTGCTAAAAAGGAGGGAGACGCTAACATATAGTTATGAGCGCATTCATCGGACGACTTCTAAACGTAGGCCTCGGGAAAGAAAGCACCCGTGGTACTGCCGTGGCCGCAACCGCATGGATGCCTAAGACGGATTTTGCCGTCGAAGCGAAAGTCGATGTCGCCGTGATCGATCAGTCGATCGGTATCATCGAGGATGCAACTACACAGGAGGTCGTGAAGAAGTACGCGACCCTCGATATTTCCGGCGTCGCATCCGACATTCGCCTCGGTATGCTTCTCATGGCCGCATTCGGTACTGATACCGTCGGTGCGGTGGAAACTGGCGTCAAGGATCACGTGTTCACGATCCTCGAAAGCGCACAACACCCGTCATACACGATCGCCGTATCCGAGCCGAACGCACAGACGAGCGCATCATTGAACTACGTCCTCGCAATGCTTTCGTCTCTCGAAATCAATGTCGCGGTCGGGCAGTTCGCTACGTTCAAGGCATCGTATACCGCGAACATCGGTACACCGGCATCGGCAACCCCGTCATTTGGCGCAGAAAACACTTTCAATCCTCTATATTGCACCGTTCAGGTCGCACCTACATACACCGGCATTGCTGGAACTCTCACCGCAACGGGTACGGCCGCATCGACCGTGAACGTGACTGCCTGTTCGATCAATCCGCAGACGAACCTACGCGTCGGTATGGGCGTCACTGGTACGAACGTACCGGCCGGAACTACGATCGCCGCGATCGTTTCTTCGACCGCATTCACCCTTTCGGCCGCAACTACCGGCGCAGTCGGTACGATGACGTTCACACCGGCAACGATCAACACCCGATCCGCAAAGATCGTGATCAAGAAGAACACCGAGGACGATCCTACGATCGGCAACCTTTCCCCGATTGACCGATACAACAATCAGTTCGTCGTCGAGGGTGAAATGGTACTCGTATATCAGGATCGTTCATGGATCGATACCTACATGGTCGGCGACACTCTCACCGGTATGCGCATCCTTTTGAAGAACACCGGCGTCACTATCGGCACTACATCAAACCCGACGCTGACGATCGATCTCGCAAAGGTGAAGATCACCGAGGTCGCACGTTCGAATAAGAACGACGACATCATGATGCAGACGATCAAGTTCAAGGCATTCTACTCGACGACCGATACTCTCATGATCAAGGCGACACTTCGCAATACGCAGACGACGACTTACTAAATAAAAATTGCACGCTATGGAAACACGCGAAATCAAGACAATCAAAATCGGCGATCACACTCTCGAAGTGAAATCCTATTTGATCGGACGCGAGAAGCGTGCGCTTTCGGCTGTATTCCTCGGAAAGAATATGACCGTTTCCGTCGAGGGCGGCATGACCGGATTGGATGCCGACACATTCGAAAAGGCGCAAGACCTTGCATTCAAATCGGTACTCGTTTCGTTTGACGGCCACAAGGACGGGGACACAATCGAGGGCGTAGATAAGCCGTTTTCTATCGTCGATGCAGTCCTTGATCTACCCGCAAAGCAGTACGAAGAGGTCGTCGAAACGGTGAACGCAATCACCTCGGACAAGGATTTTTTAGTCGGTTAGGGGACTTAGAGTTCGAGTACAAAACGTACTTGAACTCGGACGGAGGCGCGGTGCTTCCCCCCGAAATCGTCATGGCGATCGTGTGCGAGAAAATGCAATGGACGCTCGAGCAGTACGATGCACAGCCGGATTGGTACATCCGGCTATTGCTAATGAAGTGGGGTGCTGATAGCGAATATCAAAAACGCCAAAGCAAGGTAGAATAAACGTATGAGCGCAAGCACATCACTCAACGTCGTCATCAATGCAAAGGATGAGGCCTCGGATACACTGAAAAAAGTCGGTGGAGCGACCGAGGGTTTGAAGTCGACCCTGATGACGTTTGCCGGTGTGGCGGCGGCGGCTTTTTCGGCCGAAAAAATCATCGAGTTCGGCAAACAATCGTTCGAAGCATTTGAAGAAGCGCAGGCATCGGCAACCCGTACGGGGCAGGTGATCGGCAACACGCTCGACAACATGAGCGTCAAGACAATCAATGCGTTTCAAAAAATGGCCGACGCGGCTGGTGGACCGGGGACAGACGTTTTCGAATACGCAAGCGCGGCCATTGATAAAGCGGCGAAATCAGCCGTGCAAATGGGCTTCGACGACGAGGATGCGGCGGAAAGTATTTCGAAGTTCTTTCAGCGAACGCAAGACCTCACGCAAGCGCAAAACCTTTCGGCCGTTGCAATGGATTTGGCGCGTGCAAAAAATATCGATCTCGCGTCGGCAACCGTCCTCGTCAATCAGGTGCTTTCCGGCAACGGCAAAGTGCTGAAGCAGTACGGCATCGACATCAAAGACAGCGCGACGCCATTGCAGGCATTGGGGCAGTTGCATGAACAGGTCGCCGGACAGGCGGCGGCGTTCGCACAAACTACCGCAGGGAAAATGCAAATCCTCTCGACGGAGTACGGCAATTTTCAAGAAGTCGTCGGCGGTTTGATCGCGGATGCTCTTACCCCGTTGCTCGGGTTCATGACGTCGATTTTCGGTAGCTTGCAGGATCTCGGATCGATACAAGGAAACCTGACGGCATTCTTCGCCGCGATCGATCAACAGACCGGTTTGATTTCCCTTTTGAAGCAGTCGTGGGACGAACTCGTTTCGACGTTTGAAAACACACTGATGCCGTCGCTGAAAAAGTTGTGGGATGCCCTGCAACCTCTCATGCCGTTCATGAAAGCAATGGCCGAAGTGATCGGTATCGCAATCGTGATCGCGGTCGGTGCGCTCATTCTCGGCCTGAAAATCCTGATCGAAATGACAATGGCCGTCCTCAATGTGTTCATCGAGTGGGAAACCTTTTTGGTAAAGGTGTATTCGGTCGTGATCAATGGGGTGATCGACGGCATTGCGAACATGATCCTTTTGTGGACGCAGTTCCGCGACACGGTGAAAGTCGTCATGGATGAGGTCGCGGCGTTCATCAAACCGGTCGTGGATGCGATCACCTCAATGGTGTCGGCTCTCTCAAAGGCCGCATCGGCCGCGTCATCAGTCGCCTCGGCCGTGGGCAAAACCGTATCAAGCGCGGTTTCGTCCGTTGCAGGCCACAAAGCGGGCGGTGGGGCTGTTTTTGGAGGTAGCACGTACCTCGTAGGCGAAAGCGGCCCTGAACTCTTCACCCCGTCGATGTCCGGGTCGATCATCCCGAACGGTGCAATGTCGGGCGGTGGGGGCATGACCGTGAACATCCTCGGAGGCACGTACCTCTCGGAAGATAGCGCACGCATCCTCGGCGACATGATCCTCGATCAGCTGAAAATGAAAGCTCGGCTGTAAAAATGCTATGGCGTTTCAAATCAAAATCGCAACGGTAGATAAATCAACACTGATCGACTGGGCATCGGTGAAGAAAGTCGAAATCCTGACGAAAGAGCCGGATACTTTTTCGTTCATGATCCGCAATGTGGCGGGGAAAACGTACCGCCCGGCACTCTCGGACGACGTTCAATTCCTCGACGGTGCGACAAAACTATTCGGCGGGGTCGTGGTACAGACCGAAGAAAAGATCATCGGCCTCACCCGATACTTCAACGTCGTGTGCAAGGACTATACACAACTGCTCGACGCAAAGATCGTTTCGAAAACGTACACGGGGCAGACCGGAACGGCGATCATTGCCGACCTGATCAGCACGTACTCGACCGGCTTCACGACGACGCACACATCCGCGCCGATCACGATCGATAGCATCACGTTCAACTACCTTTCACTTTCGCAATGCTTGCAGAAAATTGCCGACGCATTGCAGGGGTACGACTGGTACGTGGATGCGAACAAAGACATTTGGTTTTTCGCAACGGCCGGATCGGCCGCACCTTTCGGCCTCGATGACACGTCGGGAAATCACCTATACGACAGCCTCGTTTTTCACGCCGATGTTTCACAGTTGCGCAACACGATCACCATTCGCGGGGGT